AAGGAGACCTTGAATATAGGTGTATTACTAAATTCAGGCATAGTTACTGCATTAGGTTTAATTGTAATAATTGCTCTTACAATCGTATCCATAGGGATAAGTTCGAAATCAGAACCACCCCCACTTTCAATATTATTTAAATCAATCACTATACTTCTCCTTCCTGTGTTGGTTGTGACTGTGGATTAACAAATGTTAAATCCTTTTTCTCAATTGATCCGTTTAACTTTTGCAAAAGCTTGCCTAGATGTGGCTCCTCAACCACATTAAGTTTTCCAGATCTGTCTTTAGCTGGGTAACCCCATTCGTTAAGAGTTTGACAAACAAAAGCTCTATATGGTTGCACTCCGTCTGTACCACCCATGACTGTCATTGTAATTACTTCATCAACGATGCCTGGTAGTTCTCGTGCAGTCTTAGCTCCTTCAATTTGTAACTCGTAGTTGGTTCGACCATAGTCATCTACCTTAGAGTCAAGTATGCCGACTAATATGACATTCTTATCTCTAATATGTTGTAAATGAGTAAGCCATGACATCATTTCTCTTCCGTGCATACCATAGGCAGAACGAGTATCAACTTTACCTGATCTTTCTGTAATATTATCGGGATGAGACATACAGTATTGAAAGCACAAACGACCTGCGACAGTAATACTATCAACGAAAATAGTATCGTACTTATTCATTCTCACAAGTTTGTCTCCAAATTCCTGCATCACTCTTTCATAATGAATGACATCATATGGCTCTCTTGACAGAGATGGATTTACACCACCGATGTAACACACAAAATCACGACACTCTTGCCATGTCTTTGGACGTATTACATCAATTGGAAAATCCTTAATGGCAGTGTCACCTGCCTCAAGATCAATAAATAAAGTCTTATCAGGATCAAGGGTTCGGGCAAGAGTTGTCTTGCCCACACCACTTTGACCACAGATGACCATCTTATGACCTCGTTTTTCTGCCATACGTTGTTCGGCAGTGATTATTTCTAAAGCCAATTAAGCCTCCTCTGTTTGTACAAGATCAACATTAATCGTACCTTGCTCGACAGTCCTAGCTGGTTGAAGCTTTTCTACTATAGCTGGAGGAGCATTTGTATACTTCCTCTCGTCAACAGAGTATGTGACTTTTGCATAGTGTCTAGCATCATCAGAGTTCATACTATCGAAAGCATTACGAAGTTCTTGCTGATCCCATGTTACTTTTTTAGCAATGGAAACCTTAACTTTATCTTCCTGATCAGAAAATACTGTAGTTGTACCGAAATCTTTGCCTTGTCTCTGCAAATCATCACGGGCAATACCAAAGTATCTTTCATTAAGATAGCCGTTAAGCTCTTCCATTCTCTTTTTGTGGCGATCAATCTCACGTTTTATAGACAACTTTGCCTGTAAAAGTTCGTGATCACTCATATCATAGAAATTCTGTTCCATACTAACCTCACTTTCGTTTAAATTTCTACTTGCAAGGGTTAATATAGACATCATTACAACAATGTCAATACCTAAACTATCATTTTTTTTTGTATGACAGAAGAATGTCTATATTATGTATGGCTTTCATCAGCTTTTTTTTAAGCTTAAACTCAGGTGTCAGCACACCTTTTGCATCTTCAACTATAAGTCTTGAGAACTCATCTTCTTCTTGTTGTAAATATCTAAAATCAGCTATGTAACTACAAATTTTTACATCATTAATAGTTAATTCATATTTAATTTGACGTTCTAATTCTGTCACAACACCAGCTCTTTCCATAGCTTTAAGTTGTCCCCATCTTTCTGCCTCCCACCTAGAATCAAACTTTAAACCCATAGCAATAGTTTTTTTTGCAAAATACTTATTGTTGCTTGTTCTACTTTTTTTGGGTATAAATGGGTATGTATGGGTCATGGAGGTAGTATAATGACAGATATTTCAAAATACAAGTCTGTTGGTTTAGATCGTAAGAGTTATGATAAACTGGTTAAAATATGTGAGCATCAAAGAAGAAACATTAGGCAACAATTAAGTCTTATGATTGATCAAGAGTTTGATAAAGAAGAATATAGTAAATATAAAACTAAGGTCACTAGTCTTGGATTAGGTGCTATCAACAGCCTTCATACGAGAGATTAGCCTATTTGCGCGATTGGTTACCTGCTTGTGCCATCTCGAATCTTCCATTTGAACGGCACATTCTTGCCAGTCTTTTTTGTTTAGAGCTTCTCTAAACTTAGAAAATTTACTTAAACGAGTTCTGCCCATATTAAACATCATATTGGCACAAATTTGTTTAACTTCTTCTGGCAGATCTTGGAAGTTACCGAATAATTGTTCGCATTCATCTATCGTAATCTGGACATCTTTATCAAATAATTCATTGATTCTTTCTTCTGATACTGGTGTGCCAACTGGCTTACCATACTCTTCATCCCATTCATTTATAAGGTGACCTATTCCCGTGGTAGGTAAATTTAAGTGATCGAGGTATACGGATTTTACATTCCCCTCATCTACTTTAAGAGTTTCTCTTAGCTCTTCTATGTTCACTGTCCACCTCTTGCTCTCTGTGCTATTGCTATATCTGTAGGATTCAGTCCTAATGAAAAAGCATTGGCTGGATTAGTTACATCTATATTGCCTAATGTAGAACCCGAAACTGGCTCTGGTATTTTTAGTTGACTTAACGGCACGTTAGGTCTGGTCGGTGATAAAAATGTAGATAAATTAGTTCTTTTTAAATCTTCAGCTTTTATGTCAGGTAACTCTACATTTAAACCTTGACTCTCAAGAAATGATTTTGTTTGATTTTCTGCTGAATCCATAACATTTTGTATTGTCTGTCCTGTGCCTATGCTTAAACCTTTACCTATAATAGATCCTGTTAATTTTGCTCGTTCTCTTGTGCTTAAATCTACGTTACGAACAACACCATTGTATTGTTTAAGTATATCGTCATAATAGCCATTAGATAAAAGTCTGTTGCCTAAAATACTAAACTTAACAAGCTTTCCTACATTTTGAAATGGTGAAGCAGCTATATTAGCGGCAACAAGATCACCACCTTCAGCAGTCCTTGCATTAAATTTTAATATTTTACCAAAGTTTTTCATATTGTTACCGACTTGCTTGCCAAATACTGTCACCAACTTATTATCTTTTGAGGCGGCTAGAAGTCTGTCAGCAAAGGCATTTAAAGATTTGCCATCAGTCATAATGGACTCACCAAAGTCATCTATCATACTATTGATATAGTAACTTCTAATTTTATTAATAGCCTGCTCACCACCTTGACCTTGTTTTTCAAAATACTCCATGATTGGTTTAATCTGGGAGTTTTTAGTGGTCTTTTGTACAAGAAAACGAGCCGCTTCAACTGGATCTAAGTCACCAGTATCGTCTGCTAATTTTTTAAGTATTACGTTCTTTTGGTTGGCGGCTAATCTTTTTTGTGTGTTTGATAATGCTTCTAACTTTCTAACAAGTAAGGCATTAGATCGTGTGTCACCTTTGATATTTCTAAATTGTCTAAGAACTTGATTTGATTCTAATCCTGTAATTTTAACAGACCCTATCTCATCTGCTAATTTAAGTATTTGATCTGTTTGTTCTCCGAACAATTCTTTTGCAGTATTTCCTAAACCTTTAATTGATTGTGCAAATTTTTCAGAATTAAAGTTTTTAATATTTGTAAAATTTCTTATTCCTGATTTTTCTAAAGCAGATTCCAAAGTATGGTTGGCGGCTCGTGCAACAAATTCGTCAGCCAATTGTGCGCCAGTGCCTTCAATTACTCTGCCACCCTCAACTCGACCACCATACTCTGTAATAAATTTTCTAGCTTGTTGTATAAAGTTTGGATTGTCGTTCTTAACAATATTTTGATATATATCTATATTTTGTGGAACATCATCAACTATATCACCAGGTTGTGATTTGTATTTTTCTAAATTTTTAATAGTTTTAGAAGCATTTAAATCTTCTATAATCTTCTTGCCTAAGAAAAATTGAGTTTGTGCTTTTTTTATTGCCTTACCAGCGTTAATGAATTTTTTCATTTCAGCAGGAGAATTTGATGACCTCTGTGTCATCTCTCTAAATATAGTGCTATTTTCATCACCTATTTCCTTGAAAATACCATCTATTTTATCAAGCAATCCATCACCATCTTTTGTTACAAGTTCTCCACGAACTGTTTTTGCATTGGCAGGTAATTTCATTCTTATGTCACTTACTGCTTTTCGAAGATTGTAAAGTTGATTAAATGAAGCAGGTTTTGAAAATGTAGAACCTCCTACACTTTCAAAAGCACTTATAATTTGACCTATTGCCTTACCATCATCTGTGCCACCAGCTATTGCAGGTGCAAAATCTTTTTTTAGTCTGGCTATATCATCTTTAAACCTTGATGTAGTAATAACAGCATCACCACCTAGACTTGAGTTTCTTAATACTTTATCAACTGCACGAAATTTACCTGAAATCATCGTGTCAAAATTTATAGATGCGTCTCTAATGATTTCAAATAAATCATCTTCTACATTAGAGTTTCTAACTCCAGCTTGTTTAAAAGTATTTACAGAATCTTCTAAATGTTTGACAACAGAATTTGTTAATTGCTCTTCTACATTGAGAAGTCTGGTGTTGTTTTCTACCATGCCATCTTTAAGTATTTGTCCTACATCTGCATCAATGACATCATCTGTAACTCCATACTTTTGTTTGTATGAATCTAATAATTGTTTAATTTGATCATTGTTATTTTTTAAACGATCTGATGTTTTAAATATTTTTTCACCAATAGCTTGTATTCTAGCTACAAGAGATGGTGCTTTTATTGCTGATAATGTTGGTCTCACACCAAATCCACCACGAACAACTGTTCCATCTGCCTTAGTGACAACACGACTTGTAGCAGCAATCTGTTCATCAGCAGTAAGGTTTGCGAAGTCTTTTGGTTTAATTGCATTACCAGCTTCATCAATTGGCTCGGATATAGATTGTCCTGCTGTACTTGCTTCTTTAGAAGTTAGTCCCTTACCAGGTGTAACTCCTCTTCGTAAAGCTCTAAAAGCAGCAAATGCACCACCAAGAATACCTTCACCAACAAAGCCATAAGCAAATTCTCTACCTAAATCTGTTGCTATTTCTGATCCAGATTGTTTGGAAACACCAGCTAAAGCCTCAACACCTTCTTCAATGCCTTGACCTGTGGCGGCTCCTACACCTGCACCTAAAGCTGCTCCAAAAATAGGTATTGGAACTAGTATTTGACCAGCAATAGCTCCACCAATACCAGCTATGAGTTCTGGTGCTATCCCAGACAAATCAGAAAAATCATAACGACTAAAACCTTCTTCATCTATAAGAATATTTTTATCTGTCTCTTGACCAAACTTTGAGGCTCCTGTTGGAGTTAAAGCAAGCCTACCTCTGTTGTCTCTAGTAAAATCATCATCAGATAAATCAAACTTTCTGAGTATAGCTTCCTCTTCTTCTTTTGTCTCAGCTACACCAAGAGCAGCTCTCAAGGCATTATTCTTAATTCCTGTCTCGACATCGAACAATTGTTTGTTTTGTTCTGGTGAAGGTTCAGTTGTTTTAGATGCTTCTTCTTCAGCTTTTTGTGATTCAGCCATTTTCTGTTGTACTATTTGATTAATGGCAGATCGTTCTTCTTCTGTAGGTTCATTGCCTTCTATGGTGAAGTTAAAACTTTCATTTGGTAAATTTATTTTTACTGTTGCCATTATTTAACCAATGTATAAGTTAGTGTTCCATCATCAGTAGTAGATACATTAAATGTAGGTCCTGAGTCACCAAATTTAAAATTACTAGTTCCAGTGGCAGTTCCTGCTTTGAGTTCTTGTTGCGCTCTTTTGAATTGATCGTCAGTTAAATAACTATTTCTATCTTTGAAACCTGTTAGTGTATTGGTTATTTGATCTTGTGTTTTTGCAAATATCTGATCAATCTCATTTATTTTTTGTAATGACTCTTGAGGATTTGAAAATAAATCCACCTCTCCTAACGATTCTCTGAGAAGTTCAACGTCTTTGTTTGAGATGCCATTACCTGTTTCTTGTGTTAAAAATCTTTTATACTCATTAATTAAAGTTCTATTTAGAATAGAAATCAATTTACTTCTTCCTACACCTTTTACAAGCGTTACTTCTCCATCTTTACCTACTGTAGCTAGATCTTTAAATAATTTTTTAGGATCTAATCCAATAGCGGCACCAATATTTTTTACTTTAGTAAAAACTTGATCAACTAATGGAGATCCACTTTCAGAACCTAAATCTTGAACCAATCCAGAAATACTACTTAATGTGTTTCTTGCTCTATTAATGTTTCCGTAAGCGTCTTTAAATCTCCTAATATCATCAGGTGCTTGTGTGTAAACAAGAGGATTACCCACACTTGCATCTTTTCTTAAAGCTTTTTGAATTTTTAAACCTGCTTGTCCATCAATGGGTGCAAAACCTTGATTTTTAGTTATTTCAGATAACTTTGCTTGTCCCTTACGATATGCTTCTAACCTTTTTGCAGTAAATTCTAATTCTTTTAATTCTACGGAATTAAGGTGTTTAGCTGCTTCTGCTCTTCTCTTTTCAGCTAATGATCTAAATTCTTTTCCTAGACCTAGTAGAGCTAATCTTTTCTCTTTATTAAGAGCTGTTAATGCTTTTGTGTCAGCCAACTTCTGTCCTAATGCAAATTTACCAGAAGCTAATTTACCAGCTTTTGCTTTGTCTTTTGCTTTTTCAAAATCTGGCAATGACTCTAGTCCTATTTTACCAGTTTCTTGTAAAATATCCGATAAATCAAAATCTTTACCAGCTCTGTTTGCCATGAGTCTAAAGCCTAAAGCCATCAAAGCATTTTTATTATCAGGCTCTCCTGATATATCAATACCAGTTGCTTTTTGAAAATCATCTTTATATTCTTCTATAGTCTTTACTTTAGCATCTTTTTCAGCATCTCCGTATATACTCATAGTTTCTTTCATGGTGTCTTTAAACAGATCTTGTAATGCTTGTTGTTCTTTAGCTAATGTTGTTTTTTCTTCTGGCTCTGGCTCTAAGGAACCTGGCTCTCCTACATCAGTGTAGTCTATATCTGCATCAGACATAGCTCCAAGTGCCATTGCTTCATCTATCCTACCCACACCTTGACTTGTAGGTGACATATCAATACCAGCTCCTTTATCTTCTGGATAAAGTTTGACTCCTGATTCAATGTCTTTTTTTACATCAGTGTCTACATCAAGTCCACCTTGAGGGTCTGCCCTTATCCTTTTTTTATTGACTTCATCTTGATTTATAAAATTTTGTAAATCATCA